ATATCCTCTAGACAGTTCTCAGGTTGCAGCACAGTTTGGTTCTGCAACTTTTAGTACAACTAGCAGTGCTGCACAGTTTGTCTTTGGTGGTCCTTCACAGCCACTGGTAAGACAGTCAGTAGAGGGATCAGGTTTTTCTGTAGCTTTAAGAGTTAAAGATGGTGGAGAAACAGCACCATATTCCCTCAAAGGGTTTCAATTAGAATATTTAGTAGGAGCAAGACGTTAGATGGGTAATACATACACGAGACAATCTAGTTTTACAGACGGTGATGTTATTACTGCTGATCTGTTCAACAATGAATATGATCAACTCTTAGCTGCGTTTGCAGCAAGCACAGGACACACTCACGATGGTACGGCTGCAGAGGGTGGCCCTATCACTAAACTGTTAGGAACTAACATTACCATTGGTGATGCCACAGCAGGTACAGATATTACTGTAACCTTTGATGGTGAGACTAACGATGGTGAAATTAAATGGATGGAAGACGAAGACTACTTTGAGTTTTCTGATGACATTCTTATAGCCTCTGACGAAAAGATACAGTTTCGTGACACAGCCATATTTATAAACTCTAGTGTTGATGGTCAGCTTGATATTGTTGCAGATACAGAAATACAGATTGCTGCTACCACTGTTGATATAAACGGTAACGTAGATGTGTCAGGCACACTTACTGTTGCAGGTGCTGTAGACTTTGGTGATGCTGCATTATCAAACGTAGGTGCAGTACAGCTAGACAGTATTTCAGGTGATGCTGACTCTAACACAAGCATAGCTTTCAGTGGCTCTGATGTAATTACAGTTACTGCAGGTGGTGAAACACAGGTTACGTTTAACAACGGATC